TTGACCTGGGCGGGAACCGTGGCTTCGGCGAAGCTGTAATCGCGCGTCTGCCTGATGCGGTTCATCAACATCGCATCGTAGTTGTACTTCGCCTCCAAGAACTTCCGGACGAGGACCCTGTCATCACTGAAGAAGTCCGGGATCAGGTCCATCTCGGACGCGTCCATATCGCTGCGCATGGCCCCAGAGACCATAAGCAGGAACGGGTAGACCATCGTCGCCCCACCGATGAGCAGCATTTTGTAACCAGCCGCACCGGGAGCCGCCACGGTATTCGTGACCACTGCCGCCGGGGCCAGCGTGTAACCAGAAGCAACCGCAAGCTCCTGACCGTTCGTGACTGCGGTGGAGGCCACGGAGGCCGCTGCCGCACCACTGAAGGTCTTGGTGCCCGTGATGGTCTGGTTGCTTTCAACGTCAACAGGCGTCATGTTGGCCGCGAAAGCCACTGCGCCAGCGAGGAGGGCAACGCCCACCAGAATCAACTTCTTCATTGTCAACCTTTCCGAGGTTCGCGGTTACGCAACCGCCTGCCCACGTTCTGCCATAGCCGCAGCATTTGCCGCCGCCACAGCTTCCGAGGCATCTTGCAACGAACCGCTCATAACAGTGCTATTGAGTTCGTCGGTGTTCACAGCAACATGAGTCTGACCACCATCGCCGCTCTTTGTCCCTGCACCCCCGTTACCCTGTGCAGCAAACAGCGTCTTGTTGGACTCCTGGAACGCCTTGAGCGATTCGGCAACCTTGTCCGCGTCATTCAAGTCATCCAGCCCAGACAGATGCGCCTCTACGAGAATACGACTGGCTTCTGGGGTGATAACATCCCGATTGAAGGTCATGCCCGAATGCAACGATTCCAACTGATACCCACGGCGAGTGGCAGAGTGTGCCGACTGTTCGTTGGTCAGGTCCGCGGTGACTTTCTCAAGGCTCGTCTTCATTTCGTCCAGTTGCGCTTGCAGCTTATCGACATCGGACATCCCGTCCTGCTTGAGCGTGGTCATCTCCTGCTCAAGGTTCTCAAGCCTGCTTTTCGCCTGCTTCTTCTCCTCCAGGAGCCGCGCCACGGTGCCCTGCGCCTCGTTCAGCTTGCCTTGCAAGCCTTCCGGTGAGGTTGGCTTGAAGCTCGTAAGCTCGGCCAATTCCTCTGCACTGAGACCGTCTTTGCCGCCTTCCAGCAGCTTTCCAATCAGTTCCACGATGTCTGCCATGTCTCTTTGCTCCACCTGTTTACGGGACAGGCAACCCGCACGCTATTTCAACGGCATAGCTGCCATCCACATCATTCGGGCGGCTCCACTGGGGCCATCCCTCCTGATGCAACAAAGTTCTGAATGCTGGCCTTTGCCTCCTCCACCTGCTCGGCTGTAAGCGGTTGGCCACCCATCTGGTCGAGGGTGTCCATGATCCGCTGGTATTGGATACCGGCAAGTGCTTCGGGCAGGTCGATCTGACCGAGCATGATGTACATTTGGAGATCCTTGGCGAGGTCTTGGACGCGGAACTTGCGCGGGTAGCTGGGTGTCCACTCGGGGAATGTGGAATCAATGACCCGGCTGACCGCTACTGCCCTGGTTTCGATCTCTTCGCACTGCTGCGCCATATCCGCTAGGCTGTTCTCAATGTCGAAATGGTCCCACGCCTTCGCCTCTGCCGACTCAACTTGGCGACCTGCGCGGGAAAGCATCAGCCCGGCAGTCTCGAAAAGCTCAACCTTCAACTCGCCCGCTTCCTTGCGGACGCTCTCAAAACTGCTGTTATTCGGGGTGATGATGCCGGGGGTCGGGTCGCCTTCCTGCAAGAAGATCGGTACGTGCATCCCCAGTGCGCCCGCTACCTCCTTGGTAACATTTGACAACTCACGGGACTCCTGCAACGCCTCCTTCACCGAGGCGGGCAGGTATATCTGGGCGTACATGCTCTCAAAGTAGTTCTGCCGGGATGCGCTGTTGAGGTCCATGATGGTGCGATGGATGCCCTCAAGGCTGTCAAAGGTGATCGGGTCTTTAGATGGCTCGCCGCAAAGCACAAACGGGACTTCCACAAACGGAAGCTCCATGCCCTCGGCCCTGACAATCTTCTGCTCTGTGCCGTCCTTCTTGTAGACGAACGTGGTGACGCTGCCACGCTCCCAGAGCCGCCTGACCTTCACATGGCTGCGGGCCATCATGGGGTTGTCACCCTTGGCCACATACTGCTCGGTGAGCAACCATACCAGCTTGCCCATATTATCGAACTGCCAGTCAACAACGTCTGTTGCCCCGTAGAAGTTCCAGTAGGGCCGCAGCTTCATGCTCTCCGCGTCGGCCATGCTCTCTGCACCAGTGCGGGTAGGGGCGTCAATACCCAGCCAGCACCATTTGGAGGCCATCAGGTTCGACGTAACCCGCTTCATCAGGCTTGTCAGACTGGTGCCGGTGCGGGTGATGTCGTGTACGACTTCCTCGGCATCCTCCACGCCCTCACGCTTGATCCTGCCGCCGCCGAAGAGATACTGGTTGGTCTTGGTGACTATGCGCTCAAGGTATGGGATTACGTGCGCTTGCTCTCGCCGCCCGGTGATCTTCTGGCCTGTAAGCGTGACGGTGCCACCCTCAAACATCTCCTTTGTTTCACCAGGAAAGCGGGAAAGCCGCTTGTCGATGTAGGGTCGGCCACCCTTGAGGCCGAGCAGGTTGATCTCTATCTGGCACTTGCGGGCCGTGACGTAGGGGTGCTCGCGTTCTGCGATCACCTTGAAGATGCCCTGTTGCTCCTGCTGGGCTTGCTTCGGTTCAAAAAACTGCGCTTGGTTAGGGGTGCCGCGCTCCCAAAACTTCTCGTAGACGGTGCCGCCTTGAACGTCAGCCATAGATACACCTCAAGGTCATTTGTGTCATTGTGGACAATAGTCGCCACTATTGTCAACATGTGGTGTGCATTTTTGACAAACTGTGCTATATGTTGTGCATGGCGACCGGAGTGGGACCGGATGAGCGGATTATGAGCCATGGGCTACAGCCGCCACATCGAGGTCGGGAGGTAGGCCCCTGATTGTGCAGGGAGAGCCGCCGCAACCTTGGGAACCCGCGCTTTGAAAAGGGTGTGCACGCCCGTTGTCGCCATTCTACCCGAGCGGTAAGTCACACCGCAAAGCCGCTGCTGGGCTTCGCTAGCGTCTGATAGGCGAGGCTGAGTGCGTCAACCTGGTCGTCATGCTTGCCGATGGGGAAGCTGGCTATCTCATCAAGGAACTTCCCATTCCACTCGCCCCGCACCATGCGGATGTTGCCTGCCTCTGCCGCAGATGCCACGGGAGCCGCCCGTGTAGCCTTGCTGCCAGTGTTGGCTACGCCCCGAAAGTCGCAATGGGGGATGACGTTGGTCCTGTAATGCCTGATCTGCGCTTTGCCGCTCTGGCCCGGCTCCTGCTCCATGCGGATCTGACAAGCACCGTCTGTTTCGCCGCACTGGGACACCAGCTTCTCAACATCGCCCGGCGTGCGCCTGACCCTGACAACATGCTCGATGTAGTACACCCCACCAGCCTTGCAGAGCCGCAGCCCCACGGTGTAGTCGGGGTCTGTGGACTTCTTCGCCTCGGTGCCCGCCAAGTCCCACGCCCTGCATCGCCTACCCTTTGCTGGAGCTTCATCCATAGGCACGCCAAACCACTCCCGCTGGAACATGGCACCCTGCGGCGCAACGTCCCAATCGCCCTCAAGCATTTGCGCCCTTGTAACGGGGTCAAGCATCTCAAGGCGGCGAACATACTCCTCTGCGTCAAGAAATGGATTGTCGGCCAATTTAGCGGGTATAAACGGCCTGTCAGGGTGGCCCGGCTTCACAAACCTGTGCTTTACCCACTCATGACCTGCGCCGCCGGGGTTGCTGGCCGCTCTGGTACGGACGGGGATGGCAGAGCCTTCAAGCCGTCGCATACGTGAGAATAGCCAGCGGTACTGGAACTCAGAGAACTGGGTAAGCTCGTCAAAGCCCATGAACTGAAAGGCTGGCCCCTGATAGCGATAAACATCCCGGTCGCTGTCAAGGTAGCCAAAGACAATGGCTGCGCCCGACGGGAAGGTGTAGGTCTTCTTGGCCTCGTTCCATACGGCAGGGCTACCAGCCAGCCACTCATGCGCTCGGGCAATAAGCCCCTCGGGCATGGTCAGTTCGCCATAGGTGCGGCGTAGGAGTAAGGCAGCGTAGCCGGGCGTGCCGACGTACTGAAGCGCCGCCATTAGCAGTGCATCCGTCTTACCACCACCGGCAGCACCGCCATACAAACACTCGTCGTTGTCGGTGAGCAGAAAGCGTTGCTGGGCAGGTGTAGGGGCGTGCGGGATGTAGGGGCTGTCGCCTACCGTAACCTCAAGCGTTGCGAGCCTAACCGCTTCCCGCCTTGCTTCTGGCGTATTCAAGAATTTCATTGGCACGCTCTTGTATGCGGTCTGCCACTGACGCTATATCCGGGGTCAGGTCTTCCACAGGCTGCACCGCTTTGCCCTCGGTACGCTCCACCAGGAACTTGATGCACCACTTGTCGCCCTGTAGGGCCAGGTCATAGACGGCATTGGCTACAGCTTCAGCCTTGGTACGCAGCCCCTTGGGGTCTGATGGGTCTAGCTGCTGGCCTATCTTTGCCAACAGGTCGGAGACTCTGGGGCCACGGTTACGCCCCGTGGTGTTCCTATGCTCCGGGTGGTCCCCAAAGCCGCCTTTACCCGTTGGATTTGCCATCTTGCTCCTTCTGCGTATCGTAGATATTACCTTTACGGGCTGATTTCGTCAATCTGCCTGCTTTCTCATCCTCTCCCGGTCCATCTCGTTACGCTCCCGCAGCGCCTCTGCCAGCCTGTCCTTCTTCCGCACCATCAGCCCGCCTACGAACCGGGCGCACAGCAGGAAGAACACGGCACGGTGCCACTTGGCCTGCGCTGCCGATGTCACGGCGAAGTACGCCGATGTCAGGGTTGCCGCGACTAACAGCAGTCCGATAATCATGGTGAGTGTGTTTACGAGTTGTTTGTTGGTCATGTCTTCCTTCGTTACGGCCAAACGGCCTTTACAATCCTGCTCCGCTCATTCACCGTCCTACTCTTCCCCCTCGCCAGCGTCGATACCATGAAGGCGTATGTCTCACCACTTACCGGGCGAAACGTCTTGAAGACGCCCTTAGCCTTCGTATGCCCCGGCTCAATCTTCGCCTTGGGCTTGCGGTTCTGCCCTTCCCGTAGCCACTCCCAAGTTGCAAACTCCCACTTGTCGCCAACCTGGACGCCCACCCACGGGTTGCCATACAGCTTCTTGTTGCCGCTGGTATCCGGTATCACCTTGGCAGGCCAGATGCCCAACTTGTCATGATGGTAGATGATGTCGCGGCCTTCAAAGGCTATGACTATCTCCGCTGTAGCAGGCCAGCCGCTTACGTCCGTATGCCGCCATACAATGCTGTCCAGCGGGATTTCGTCGGCCAGCAGGTTGTTGGTCGGGTAGTCCTGCGGGGGTATGGGTTCGGGCAGGGTGTTCGTACTCCCCCACCATTCCGACGGGGGCCAGTATGGAATGTCGGGCAGGTGTGAGCAGCCGCTACACGCCCATATCAGGACGAACAGCCCTGCCAGTATGAAGAACCCTATTGCCTCCCGGAGTGCCTGTTGCTTGTGCTTCTGCATCATGTCCTTTCTGCCAGTCGGGGCGTGTTGTGGCACAACCCCGCTGGCGCGTAGGTTACTAGGGTTGACTGCACCCCTCGGGGGGTGGCACATCGTCATTACTGAACATCGGCTCACCGCTCTCCTTCAGCAGCGGGAAGTGGCGCAGGCAAAGACCCGCCATATCCCGCAGCCGCTTGGTGGGCATCCTCGGCCCCCGCATGATCTCCCGCAGGAAGTCGCGTGTCTGCTTGAGGGCGCGGTGTTGTTCGTACTTCAACGACATTCTTCACCGACATTTACACCGACATCCGTTGCGGCTAGGGCTTCTCCGAGATAGTCGGAGAGCAACTCTATCTCCAACAATCCCCGCTCTATGTTGTCATCATCTTCGGGTGTTAGTACGTCCACTAGCGACAGGCCATAGCCCTCCTCATCGCAGTGAT